CGCCCATCGTCTCAACATCTAGGCTATGATCTCCATTCAGGCGGGCGGGGTAGCTCCCCCTCCGCGCTGCCTTTACCAGCGGCCCGCCTCCTCTTACGCCTGTAAAGGAGGTGACAATGTCAGACAGAATCGTCCGTGACGAATTGCTCACAAGCGAGCGCTATTGGTCCGTTTCATCCGAAGCCCGCAACCTGTTCGTTTCAATTCTTCTCACGGTCGATGACGCCGCACGCATGGCAGCGTCTAATTTCGCGCTGCGCACCAAGTGCATGGCCGGGACGGTGACGCATGACCGAAGAATCGAAAAGATCCTCATGGAGCTCGTCGACGTGGATCTCGTGCGGTTATACGAGGTCGACGGAGCACGCTACATTTTCGTTCCTCGATTCAGGAATAGGCGGAGATACGTGAGCCGCAGCAAACACCCTGAACCTCCTAAAGGAATCAATGATATCAATGACATAACAGAAAAAAAGGATGACTCAAGTCATCCCCAAGTCATCCCCAAGTCGGGCCCAGTATGTACTCAAGTCATCCCCAAGACTAGAGGGGTAGGGGTAGGGGTAGGGGTAGGAGAGGGGAAAAGAAAGAACGGGACTCACGCTGCGCGATTCGTCCAACCCTCCCTAGAAGAACTCAGGGAGTACATCGCGAAGCAAGGCTATGGGGTGGATGCTCAGAAGTTCATCGACCATTACCTGGCGAACGGATGGAAGGTTGGCCGAAACCAGATGAGGGATTGGCGGGCGGCGGTGAGGATGTGGGAAGCCCGCGAGCGTCGAGAGATACCCTCGGAGAGGGTGAAGCTATGAGCGCCGAAGATCTTCTATCGCGCCTTCATGGGGTGCGCAAATCCGGCAACGGGTATTGGTCGGCGCGTTGCCCGGCTCACGAGGACAGGATTGCGAGTCTGTCCGTACGGGAGGTCGATGACGGGAGGGTCCTCATCCACTGCTTTGCGGGGTGCTCCGTCGAGCAAGTGCTCGCCGGCGCGGGCCTCGACTGGGATGCCGTGTTCCCGGAGCGGCCGATCGCCGATCGAAAGGCGCCTATTCGGCAACCATTTCTCGGAGCTCAGGTTGTGCGCGCGGTTGGATTCGAGGCGCTCCTGGTGGCCGCCGCTGCCGCGAACATAGCGTTCCACGTGGAACTCTCGAAGGAGGACCGAGAGCGGCTGATATTGGCGAGCGAGAGAATCATTGCCGCGGTACAGGAGGCCGGATATGGGGATTGAGAGCGGCGCGATGAGGCTCGACCAGATGATGCGCGGGAACAGGATCAAGAGCCTGGTCTGCGTTCAAGACGTCGACGTGAACGCATACCTTGCCGATGAGGAATCGACCAAGATCCTCCCGGCATCGTACTGGCTGGATAAGGAAGGCGAGGAGGCCCACGCTGTTCGTGTCTACGAATACCCTTGGGAGCGACTGCAGGGGCGCTTCCGGATGCGTTCAGGGGAGTTGACGCTTTGGACGGGCTGGGGGAAGCACGGAAAGTCCACGGCGTTGATGCAATCCTGCCTGTGCGCGATGAGCCAGGGAGCTCGGGTCGGTGTGATCTCGCTCGAATTCTCAGTCCCGATGCTGATCAGATTGCTTCGCGAGCAGTCCTTCGGGTATACGAACGTCGGGGAGACGCAGAGAAACCGGGATGAGTGGCGAGAATGGGTGGATGAGAAGCTCTGGCTCTACGATCACCACGGGATGCAGGAGGGCCTGCGCATCGCAGCGGTTGTCTGGCACATGGCGAAGAAGATGTCCCTGGACGTTATCGTCGTCGACTCGCTGATGATGTGCGGAGTGCGCTCAGACGGGGATGGATTCGCAACAGCACAGACCGATTTCATTAACCGACTCGTAAACGTCTGCCGAGACAATCCGGTGCATATCCACCTCGTGGCGCATTCTCGAAAGGACAAGGACGACCTGCGGCCGGCGAGATTGCTCGACGTATCTGGTTCCGGAAATCTGGTCAACATCCCGCACAACATCGTTGGCGTATGGAAGAACAAGCAGGCGCCCGAGAAGCGCGAGCAGGACGCCATTTTTTCAGTTCTCGGAGACCGCGTTGGCGGGATGGATGGCGACCTTGACCTCTGGTGGCACGCGACCTCGAGGCAGTTCATCGATTCCCGAGAGGGATTGCCGAGAAATTATGTCAAATCGAAATAGGAGAATCAAATCATGGACATGAGCGAAATCGATCGGTTGGAAGCAAAGGCCTTAATCCCGGTTTCCGAGGCGATGCGCCGGGGCGCCAGGATTCGAGCCCAGGGGCACGGATTTCTGATGCGTGATGGCAAGAGTTGCGCTATCGGAGCGGCGCTCGAGGGCATGGGCTACGACGGACCGTGGGACGTGGAGCTAGAAGATCTCGCGGAACCCTACAGAGGGGCGATCCTGGCCGCCGATCGAGCGTTCCTACTGCACTTCGGCAAGTGCATCGTCAGGGCGAACGACAGGTATTTTTGGGGCCGCGACGCGATTGCTGACGTGCTCGAGCGGCTGGGCCACTGATGGTCAAGCTCGACCCGTCCGATCGCCTGACGGCCGCTGAAATCGCCCTCAAAGACGTTCACGCGGCCATGTCCTCCGCGAACTGGAAAGCCTTCATTCACCACACCGGAGCGGTCATGGGCCTCCTGAGACAGGCTATCTATGCTGCAGAGCAAAAGCAAAAAGAAAACGCGTGAGCGCGGGCGCCCAGCCGACTATGACGCGAAGAAAACGCCCAAGCAGGCAGCTGAGCTCTGTCAGCGAGGCTTTACTGACCAGCAAATAGCTGATTTCTTTCAGGTTAGCGTGCGGACAATCTATCGCTGGAAGGCTACACACAAGGAATTTTGTCAGGCCCTTAAAGTAGCAAAAGACGTTGCGGATGATTGGGTTGAGAGAAGTCTCTACCACAGAGCAATAGGTTACGAGCACGACGACGTCGACATACGCGCGGTAGACAAAGAGCTCGTCATGACGCCCATCCGGAAATATTTCCCGCCGGACGCGGCGAGTGCGATCTTCTGGCTGAAGAACCGCCGGCCGGAACAATGGCGCGATCGGGTCGAGCCATCCAAGGTCACGCTCGAGATCTCCTACCGGCGCGATCCCGAGGCATTCGGCCGCGTGCTAGAGCAGGCCAGCGAGGAGCCTGGGCGCGCAAGAGCCCTCGAGTTGATCGAGCGGCATCCGCCTGAGATCAGGCAACATCTTCAACTTGTCCTAGCCGGCGTTCCGGACGAGGAAGTAGAAAACGTTTACGGGCAGGCGATTCAGTCTATACTCGCGGCGTCGCACCGGGCCGAACATGAGGAGGCGCCGCGCGAGCTCCTCGAGCGCCAGAAGATCGAGCCGGACGTGGTCGACGCTGGCCACGGGTTCATGGCGAACCTCGATGCGGAGACGGACGAGGAGAGGCAAACGCTGCAGGATGCACTCGAGAAGGTCGACGCGCACAATCGAAAGGTGCGCGCCAGACGAAAAAGTTGAAGGGGATTGATGAGTGGGCTCACGCGGTGATCAGGCGAACTCGGCGATCTATGCTCGAGTCCGCGAGCATTTTTCCCTTCGCCGCACCGCTCTGGATATCGGCGCCTACATCGGCGAATGGACGCGGCTTCTCAAGGACGATTTCGAGATCGTCGTGGCGTTCGAGGTCCGACCAGAGAATTACTCGAGGCTCGTCAAGAACGCTCCGGCCGGTTGCGTGTTTCTGCCGTTTGGTCTTGCGGACTTTTCCGGAGAGACGGACTTCCATATTCGCGGGGAATACGCGCAGAGTCCGCGGGCGCACCCGAACGAACAAAATCCACTCGCTCGTTATAGCGTCATGACGCTCGACTCACTCAAGTTCAAGAACGTGGATTTCATCAAGCTAGACGTCGATGGATTTGAGCAACAGGTCATCGCTGGGGGAATCGAGACGATTCTCAGATGGCGGCCAGTGATGCTCGTCGAGATCAAGCTAATGTCAGCCGTTGGACGCCAGGCCATGCTAGAAGCGCTTGGGTATCGTGCCGAGACGATGGTCAGCGCGATCGATGAGATTTGGGTTCCGAAGCATTGGCCTTCTGAACCCGGTCGTGACTTTTTTGAAGTCACTGCGGCGAGTAGCGTGCCTTGGTGGAGTACTTGGGTGAATGCCGACGATCACATATGAGCCACAGCCAAAGCAGCACGCGATGCACTCCTGCGCCGCGCGCCAGATCCTCTACGGAGGTGCAGCTGGCGGCGGGAAATCCCATGCCATCCGCTGGGACGGCATCCTCTTCTGCCTCGAGAATCCGGGCCTGCAAGCGTTCTTGTTCAGGCGCACCTACAAACAGCTTTACCAAAACCACATCCTGCAGATCGGCAAGGAAGTTCCGCCCGAGTGCGGACGCATGCGCGAGGACGCCTACCATTTTGTCAATGGCTCGATTCTGCACTTCTGCCATTGTCAGAACCTTCTGGACTACTTGAACTACATGGGCGCGGAGATGCACTGGCTTGGCATCGACGAGAGCGGTCTTTTCTTCCCGCTCCAATTGATCGAGCTCCGCGGTCGCGTGCGCCTGGGCGGGTTTTCAGATAGCGTATCCGAGGCGTCCAGGCCGTATCTGCCCAGGGCGGTCTTCGGGAGCAACCCAGGCGGTCCGTCGCACAGTTTCCTCAAGCGTACTTTCATCGATCCGAAGCCGGCGATGACGATCTTCACCGATACGCTGATGGAGCAGGAGCTCGGGGAGCCCGGCTGGACAACCTGCTACATCCCCGCTCGCATGAGAGACAACCGCTATCTTGACGCTGACTATGGCGTGCAGTTCGCTGGCATGAATCCGCAGCGGGCGAAGGCGCTCAAAGAGGGAGACTGGGACGCGGTCGAGGGCGCGGCCTTGTACAACCTCTCTCGCGAGAGGCACATGGTGAAGCCGTTTGTGCCGCCAGAGCACTGGATTCGCTTCATGTCCCTGGACTGGGGCACCGCGAAGCCGTTCGCTGTGGGCTGGTTCTGCGTGGCCTCAGAGGACACGATTGTGAAGAATAACCCTCACTTGACCGCGACCGAGGACAATCCATCGCGCGCGGTGTACATACCGGCGTCGAGCGTGATCGCGTATGACGAATGGTATGGCGGCGCGGATAATCAGCCAGACGTCGGTCTGTACCTGGACTCGACAGAGGTTGGGCGCGGCATCGTGAAACGTGAGCAGGAGCGCGGTGACCGAACGCCGGATTACCGGGTCTGCGACACGGCGATATTCAACCGCGTCGACGGGCCGAGCGTTGCGGAGCGTATGGAGGGGGCGAGCCGCGGGAAGATCCTGTTCGGGAAGGTCGAGAAGTCTCGCGAGAACGGCTACAACGAATGGCTGACGCGCCTGGCCGGGAATCCGTACCTGATGTCAAACGGGCGCGTAGAAAAGCATCCGTCGTTCTTCATCTCCTCGTCATGCGTCAATGCGTGGCGGACGCTTGGCTCATTGATGGTCGACCCACTGCGCCCAGACTCTGGGCCCGCAGACCGCCAGGAGGACCACTGGTATGACATGGGGATGTACGCGTTGATGAGCAGACCATATGCGCAATCGAAGCGCGAGTACGCAGAATCGATCGAGACGTTTACAAAGCGGGTCGGAGTTGGGGACCCGTATGCGGTGCGCTGATGCTGATTGTTACCGACCGGGCGGATCACGCGAGAGAGTCGCGGCGCTGGAGGCTGGAATGGGAAAGATCGTGGCAACAGGGCCAGAATGGGGAACCCGCACGGTGACAGGCCATGCAGCT